CTTATCGTCCCACTCAAAGGCGCTCAGCGCATTGCAGTAATCTCCGTTCACACCCGCGCCGTAAAACCATCTGTATTGCGATGAAGAATTGTTGATTCTCTCATACTTAAAGCCCACGCCGTACATTTGGAGCAGCGTGTCTGTTTCGATGGTTTTCTTCGAAACCTGCGAGTAGTCGGACAGACTGAAAATATAGTGATGGATATGACAGCGTGAGGTCGCAACGATATGTATCTTATCGCCGATAACATACGGAAAATACGCAAGCCACTGGGGCGCGTCCTCCCAGTCCTGCCGCAGCTTTTCCTTTTCTTCCTGCGGTACATAGTCCGCATTTGTAGTGTTACAGTCATAATAATAACTGCCATGATGATAGCTGTTATCATAGGTCGAATTAGGAATACGCTCCGCCGCCGGGAACAGCTCTATGACTTTCTTCACGCTTATAATGCCGCAGAACGGCTTTTCCATGCTTACGCTTATGGACATGGGGTCGAACATAACGACCTCATAAATGCCCCCGTCATGGATATGCTTACCGAGAAGTCGCACATTTCCATTCGTCAGTCTGCCCATGTAAAACCACTTGAAAACTCCGCAATTGAACTGCGAATCCGGAATATACCGCCCGACAATAGTGTGATATGCCTGCCTGAACGAATCCAGAGAACTGCTGTTAAGGTCAGTTCCTCCGCAGGACAGATTCCAGTAGGAATGGTGCATTCCGTTTGTGCCGCCGTCCTTGGTGGTAAGGCAGATACAGCTGATTTCGCCGTTCGCCTTGTCCGAAGCGAAGTCCCACACATGGCGGTAGCCCTTGCCGTTTTCAATACGGCCGCTTTCGTTGGAATTGTAAGTGCCTATGCTTGTATCCGTGTTCGTGTTAGCGATTCCTGCGTGACCTATCTCCTCGTTCGTCCACGGGAGCATCATATTGTTGCCGTCCTCGGGGATTTTGTCACGGCAGACTATAACCCCACGGAAAGCAGTATCGGCAATGTTTCCAGCAAAATCGCGCAGCATATTAAAGCTGCGGTCATTGTCGGAATCCATGCCGATTTCAATGTAATCGGGCGGGTTGAGAATCGTGTCAACGGCATTCGTAATCATATTTTCTTCATGAAGTTCCTTAACCACTTCTCTGGATTTCTCATCAAAAAGCTGAATGGTCGCTTTACCTTTAATCATTCTGTTCCTCCTCATACGGTGTGTAAATAAACGATGTCTGGAAACTGCCGCAAGGCGCATTGTTAAGCACATCAACAAGATTTCCGACCTCGCCGTCATACAGCAGCGTAATGCTCTGAACGCTGTCTTTCATCGCAGAACTTCCAAACGCAAGCCAAATCGTACTACCGAAATCACCGGTGCCGAAATCTGCAGAAATCGGCTGCAAGCGCACAGTTTCCTTTTCGGTGGTGACTATCATCGTGAATGCCGTGGTTTCAATGCGCTCCGCCTTGACGGGATTTCGCAGTTCAAGATACAGCTTTCTGTTCGATACGTTCACCACGGTGATTGGCGGCGGTGTGATTATATTTGGACTCCATGCGTCGGGGAATACCGCTCTGACGGTGGGTTCAAGCGTTTTTCTTTCCCTTTCACGTTTAATGAAAACGGGCATAGGTTCGCCGAATTTGAACTTGTGCGATTTGAGTATCTCAAACAGCAGAGTATCCGATGTACGAACAAGCGCTTTTCTGACTGTTCTCCGCATAGTGAAATAAACCTCGTCCTCTCGGGCTTCAATGTATCCGTCCCAGGGTGTATCTCCGGCGAGGTATGCGCCCATTACATAGCCCCAGGTCTGCATTTTCGGAAACTTGCCCTCTGCGCCGTCAGCCGAAACCACGCTGAGTGACATGGTATTTTGACCGACTTCCGATGTGAACGGATAGGTGTAGGTCTTGGTGTGCGGTCCCTCGCTGAAATACTCCTCATACCGCATGACTTCGTTTTCGTTCTTTTTCAGAATGAACGCAAGAGTTCCTGCGGCTGAAATCACGAATTTCACGGTCGAGCAGAATGCCGCATATGTTGCCTGAATCGCATTGTAAGTAATTCGGAACAGCCGCTGTGACTTCTCCGTAACCGTAATATCCGCGCTGTTTGTCGCGGTTTTGAGTTCTGCGGTGGATTCGCCCACGTCCTTGCGTATCTCGTTCGTTTTCTGCTCCATCTGATAGAGATTGTCCGAAATGCTCGGACGATAATCTCCGACCTCGATGGAGATTTCACGGCGGTTGTACGGGTTGAAACTCATGGCAATTATGCGGGTATTCACATTGAGGTTGAATGGGTGGAATACTATCTGCACGTTATCGCCGACCGAGAAATTGACGTTCTTATATAGCGTCAGGCCGTAGTTTGTAGTTCCCGAACGGCTGTCGGTTTCCATCGTCAAATCGGAAACGTTCCGACCGTCCATAATGCTGATATAGTCCTGCGAACCTCTGTGCGAACGAATATTTATCTCGTTCCCGTTGTATTCAATCTCACCTCCGCAAAGTGCAATTAGCTGCATTAAGGCGGCTCTGCGGGTACACTCACGATTGATTTTCAGCTTTATCGGAACGGTCGGGTCGCAAATTCCGGCGGTCAGAGATGTGCCTTGCAGCAAAGAAATAAGGCACTCACTCGGAGCGCCCTCAAAGTCTAATTCAGTCAGCTTGTATTCATCGTTGTTCAGTTCGTAGGACTTATGCTCGCACTCCACGGTGCAAATCGCAATGCCATTTGAGAGCGATTTCGACACCTTCACCACATTGAAAAGGTAGTTCAGAGTGTCGCTTTTCAGCTGTACCTCAAGCTCCGTGAATATCTCCGAAGCCATCGAGGATATCACGGAAAACTGAAATGTACATTCGCCGTTAAGGCTGTCGGTCAGCGATGCAGAAATCACCCGGGTAAACACACCACGAACATTTCCGTTTTCGGTCACGATTATCTCAACCATCACACCGCCCCCGCATTCCTTACCGTCACCTTGTTTTGATTCCACTGTATTCGGGATATTACCTTAGTCAGCGGAACTCCGTCAATGCTCAGCGGAATCGTAATATCAAACGCCTGCGTCTGTACTCCGTTGAAGCCCGAAACCGTGCCATTCATGTCGAGGTCAAAATCAGACGGAATAGCGTTCCGCATACTCTTTGAAACGTCTTTCATCTCATCGCCGAAGCCCTCTCCAAGTCCCTCTGCCATAAAGCCGCCGAGGTTCGCAAACAATTTTGACGGCGAATGTATTCCGAAGAAGTCCTTGATTCCATCCACAATGCCGCCGAAAAATCCGCTGATTTGATTCCAGAGCCACGCGCCTGCGTCAGAAATGCCCTGCCACAAACCTTTCAGCAGGTTGCCGCCGACATCCGCCATTTTGCCGAAGTAGCTGCCGAATGCGTCAACAATGCCGCTTATGATTTGCGGAATTGCCTTGACTATCTCCACGATGATGGTCGGGAGGTTTTCAATCAGGGCAATAAACAGCTGAACTCCTGCCGCAACAAGCTGCGGAATCGCTCCGATAACAGCGTCTATAACGCTTGAAATAATCTGCGGAATAGCTGCAACAATGGTCGTGATGATTGTCGGCAGGTTCTGCACAAGCGCAACGAGCAGCTTTATTCCTGCTTCGATGATAAGCGGAATTGCGGAAATCACCGCCTTGATAATGCCGTCAATTATCTGCGGAATTACCTCCACGATTGCCGCAATGATGTCCGGCAGAGCGGTCACGAGCGAGGTTAGAAGCTGTATTCCCGCTTCGATTATCTGCGGTATCGCGCTGATGAGGAAATCTACGATTCCCGTGATTATCTGCGGCAGGGCTTCAATGAGGATCGGCAGTGAATCTAAAATACCCTGCGCCAGTTCGGTTATAAGCTGCAAAGCTGCGTCCAAAATGAGTGGGAGGTTGTCCACAAGCGTTTTCACTATCTCCACGACAACAGCGACTATCTGCGGAACAAGCTGCGGAATCGTGTCCGCAATGCCCTTGATGAGCGACAGCAGAATATCCGCTCCGGCTGACACGATTTGCGGCAGCAGTCCCACCAGAGCCGAGATTATCTCGGTCACAATTCTGGCAATGGTCGGAGTAAGCTCCGAAATAGCCGACAGAAGTCCGTCCGCAAGCGCCTTGATGATACCCGGAGCGCTTTCGAGGACTGCGCCCGCAATCGAGGTTATGAGTTCTGCAAACTGCGGAATCAGCGTGCGGATAGTGTCGATAACAGATGTAACGCCGCTTTTCAGTTCTTCCGCAGCTTGCTCGTTGCCTGCTAGGAGGTCTGCAAGACCGTCTGTGATCTGCGTAATTCCCGGGAGGAGTTCGCCGACCATGCGATTTTTCAGACCGCCTGCCGTGTGCGACAGCCTGGTAAGGCTGTCCTCAAAAGCAGCGGAAGCCGCAACCGCTTCGTTGCTCATAACCATGCCGTAATCCTCGGCTTCCTGCTTCAGACGTTCGGTTTCCTCTACGCTTGTGTTCAGGACAGCTGCCATATCCACAGCGGATTTTCCGAGGAGGTCGTTTGCGGCGGCGGTACGCTCTGCGCCTGCTTTCATGCCTTGCAGAGCCGTAATCACCATGCTCAGCTGTTCGTCCTGGGATTTTCCGTTCAGTTCCTCGATGGAAAGCCCGACAGCGGACAGCTTTTCGGCAGCGGAATCCGAGCAGCCCGCTGCGTCCGTAATGACGGTGGACAGCTTTTTCATGCCCGTCTGGAGGTTATTTACATCAGCGCCGCAGCGCTCGAACACATAGCCCCATTTCTGATAGCTTTCGGCACTTATGCCGATTTTCTGCGAGGTTTTGTCGATTTGATCGCCCGCCGAGCCTATATCGTTCGCCATGTCCCACAGCTTTTTTCCTGCGGCAACGCAGGCTGTTCCGACTGCGGCTGCAGCAGCCCCGAGAGCCGCACCGATTTTCTTTGCGGTATCTCCAAGTTTGCTCAACTTTCCATCAGCGTCCTCGCTTGTGTCGGCGGCTTTCTTGACGGAATTTGAAAAGTCCTTTGCTTCATCTCCGGCTTCGTCAAAGCCCTTGTCAGCCTTTTCGAGGGCGGTGTTGTTGGAATTCAGTTCACGCTCCATGCCGTTCAGAGCCGCCTGCGCATTGTTCAGCTGTATCTGCCAGCTTTGGGTGCGGCGGTCGTTTTCGCCGAATGACTCGGCGGCATTGGCGAGAGCAGAACGTAGTGTTTCGATTTTCTGCTTCTGTTGGTCAATTTCCTTGTTCAGAACCTCGCTGCGGGCGGTTAGTGCTTCTGTGGATTTGTCGTTCTTGTCGAACTGCGAATCCACCAGTTTCATTTCTGAGCCGAGAACCTTGAATGAATTGTTGATTTCAGCGAGGGATTTCTTGAACTCCTTTTCGCCCTCAAGACCTATTTTCAAGCCGAAATTTTCGGACATTCTTCGTCACCTCCTTGGAAATGGGCATAAAAAAAGAGCCTTGCGGCTCGGGGATATAGGAAAAGGAGCAGCCTTTGCGGTTGCTCCAAATATAATCTGACGTCAACAAACCGAATCAAATGCAAAACGTTGTCAATTAATATGTTATAAATAGCAATCTACAATGCGCGAAAGCTCATCTATATAATTTTGCACTTCATTTTCCGCATCATTTTCATCTGGATATGAGAAAATGGTATCGTATTTGCAAAGGAATTCATCATATTGTGTTTCACTGCTCTGCAAACCTTTTGCATGAATGTACGACACGACCATTATCGCAGCATCCATCGGGTGTGATTCAAAATTATCAGCATCAGCTAATCCTGATACACCTGAACGGTCACAATTAAATAATCTACGAACTATACTTTCTAATTCAATTGCATCACCATGCTCAATTCTAAACATACTATCACCTCCATTCATTTAGTGATATGTGATCACACTCTTTTCGATTTATTGACAATTTTATTATATCATACATTTCCACTTTTTTCAATTACTTTTTCAATCAAATCCCCATCGGCACAACCTCATCAATATCCGCTTCACGCTTAGGTTTGGAGATCCCCATAAACTGCTTATGGCACTCCCACAGATCCATCAGAAAACCGAACGGCATAAGCCACACCTCTTCCGAAGAAAGGTGCAGCTGCGCCATTCCGTAATAAAACAGCCGGGTGAACAGTTCTGCGTCGTTCACCCGGCTGTTACCGCGTTTTTTGAGGTATCCTCACTCTCAATGTTGCGCTTTGTGCCTTTCAGCATAGCTTCGGTGATTGCGTCCTTGTACTCGGCAAGCTCGCCGGGGGAGGTCAGAAGTTCCACTGTTTCCTCGGTGAGAAGCGGCTTTTTATCGCTGTTTCTTAGATTGTAGATTTCAATGCTCTGATTGCAAAGCAGCGTAATCAGCCAGATGATTTCATCAAGCGCCATCTCCATGTTCTCAGACTTCATCAGCTTGTCGCCAAGATTATCCAGACCGCCGTAGCGGGTAGAAATTGCCTTTGTCGCGCGTGTGGTGAGAACCATTTCGTACTGCTCGCCGCCAATCGTAATTAAAGAACTGCGTTCATTCGTCATTGCTCATACCTCCGTTACTTTCCTGTTTCAGCAGGCTTTGCCGTGAATGTCGGTTCATACACAGATTTGTACCAACCCGTGATTACGCTGTCCGGAACGTTCTTTTCGCCCTCGGTGGCTTCCGCTTTCCACGGGTGCTTTCCGCTGCCGTCCGGCTTGTTTCTGCGGAGAACAGTCCCCTCAATTGTAGGCGTGGAAAACGTGATACTGTCGCCCTTTGTGGCAAGCGAGGTTGACGGAATACCGAACTTCACTCTGTACAGCCAGAAGTAGCGGTACTTGCCGTTGGACTTCTTCGCCCGAAAACCGATAGCCACGGGCTTGCCGCCGTCCTCACTGGTGGAAATGACCACGTTGTTGCTGTCGATAGTCGCGCCCGTCAGAACCGAAGCCGCATCATTGCCTATATCGTCAACGCCAAGAGAAAGCGTTCCGCTTTTGAACTCCTTGACGATTTCGGAAGCGCCGTCATCGGCATATAACGTTGCTTCCGCAAGCTCCACGGAGAGGTCTGCCGAAATCGCTTTTGCAAGCGAAGCGGGAACTCCATAGGTTTCGTTGCCGTCACTGTCCTCAGTTATCTCAGCGTAAAACAGCTTGTCAAGACCTATTGTTGCCATTTATATCTCCTCCATTTCATAGTTTTTCGCCGTATCAACGGCATAATGATGATAACCCGTATCGTCCTCATGACCGACATATTTTCGGGCGGTTACGGTAATATCCGCACTGAGCAGAGCCTTTACAAGCCTGCTCACCGTGCGGGTGTAGTTCCCTTTGCTGAAAAGGGAAATCCGCACTTCCTGCACATCGGCAGTCGGCGCATTATCCGCATGGAGTTCAAAGCTGCCATACAGCGGAGTGAACACCAGATATTCATCGGGAGCGTTACCGGAATACGCCGCAGTCTGCGCAGGGATTTTCAGCTTTTTGGCTATTGCAGAGAGTTCCGAAAGCAGACTCACAGCCCCTCGACCTCCTTTTCAAATGCGGATTTCATGGCTTCCACGCACTGCTTTTTCACAGCGGATTTTGCAGGTTTCAGAAAGGGTTTTGCCGACTGATTGCTTGTGCCGTACTCGAGAATATTCGCTATTTTAGCATTGCTTGACCCGTCTGTTCTCGGCTCGGAAAAGCCGACCTTGATGTCATGATTCCCGTTTTTGTCAACCATAGCGGGAGATAAGCCGAGCGAACGTTCAAGTTCTCCTGTGGAACGGGATTTGCTTATAGTTCCCGAACCTACAACGGATTTCAGATTGCTTTTGACCTTTGCGAGAGCAACCTCGCCGCCTGCCTGCAAAACCTTTTCGGCAATGCTGTCGGTCTGCGCTCCAAGCCGGGAAATCCTCGAAAGGAACTCATCGGGCATTTTTACATCAGCCTTAGCCACTCGGCTGCACCTCCTTTGCAAGCGCTTCAATATACATTCCTCTGCCTTTCACATCTTCGACAGAGGTTATCTCAAACACAGAACCATCGCATAACAGCCGCATATCTGTGGAGATTCTCACCCCCGGAATAGCGCGAAAACGGAACAGGTCGGTGGCTTCGGAAAAAGCGGCTCGGTTAGCCCATTTCTCGCTGCCGTGCCGTCCCTCCCGATAGGCTCTGACTGTTGCTACAACGACATTGGATTCCGTCTGAAAGCCCTCGTCATCAAGCGCGACCCTTTTCTGCGTTATCTGTATCTGCGTGTTCATCTTCCCGAAACTCATACTTTCCACCGCCTGTCCAGCCGCAGGAGCATATTCACGGTGTCCCACACCTGTTTTCCCGCCTGAACATTGTCTCCGAAAAAGCCGCCTGTTGAACCATCACGGCTCTCATAGAAATGTGAGGACAGCATTATTACTGCCTGTTCAGTTGTGGGCGGCATTGCGTTTTCTGAATAGTAATTCTCGGGCAAATGCTGATAGCTTTCAGCATAGGAAACAGCGGCTGTGATGAACCCTTTTATAAGTTCATCGTCCGCCGAGTGTTCAAGTATGAGGTTCTGTTTTACTTTGGTAAGCAGTTCATTCATCACGAACCCGAGCCGGCTTTCATCTTCAGAATCTGTACTGCTTCGGGGAGAATCAGCTTGCCGTCAACACGCTCCTTTGCCACAAATCCGACCATGCCGTTGCCTGCGTACAGTTCCTTGAGTTCCGCAAAGGAGCGAGTGCCACGGTCGCCGATGTTGTAGTAGCTGAAGTCACCGAATGCGATTACAGGCTTTCCAGCGGCGATTGTGGGGACATACGGAGAGGTGTAGACCTCATAACCGAACAGCCTGTCGACCTCGCCCGCCTGGAGGGACGGCTGCCAGAGATACGCGCCGTTGTTGTCCTTCAGTTTGCGGAGCGCCGCAATAGTCTGGTCGTTCATGATGAACTTCGCATTCTTGCGGTATGGGCGCTTAAGGGAGTACACAAGGTTGATTATCTCATCGGCGGTTATTGCAGTTGCGCTCGCCGCAGTGACAGCAACCTCGCCGCCACCCTTATCGGAGAAAAGTCCGAGAGGCTTTCCGACACCATCGCCGTTGAGGAAAGCGTCCTCCTCTGCGTTGGACAGCGCCTTGCCGAACTGCTCGATTATGTAGCTTTCAAGCCCGAAAGCGTTGTCATAAAGCAGCTCCTCGGTCACCTTTACGGCAACGTGCAGCTTGTGCGCGTCAAGGTTAATCTGCGCAAAGGTCGCGTCACCGAAAGACAGCGCACCGCCCTCGTCAATCCACGCCGCGGCGGGCTTTGTCGCGGCAATGTTTATCTTGTGTTCGCCACTTGTGGTAATGGTGTGACCCAGCTTTCGCATGATGTTCTCTTCGGTCAGAGTATCAATAAGGCGGCTGTCGTACTCTTCGGGTACAAGGTAACCGCCGTTTGCGTCAACGCCCTCGGAAAGCACATCGGACACCTGTCTGAAATTCGTTCGGAGAGCATTCAGCATTGCCGCCTTGTATTCATCGCTTGCTCTGCCGGACTTGGGTTTGTCACCGTTCAGCGGCTTTGCGGTGAGGGGTATTGACGTAGGCTTGGAAAGCTGCACGTCCATAGCCGCCATCTGCTCCATGCGCTCAATTTCAGCGCCGTAGTCCTTTATCTTCTGTTCCATTTCGGCATAAGAAGCGGCGTCCTCTGCGGACAGAAGTCCGTCATTGTCGCGCTTGGTTTCAACGAATGCCTTTGCGGCTTCCCATGCCT